AGATAGTCATTAATACGCTAATACACGATATCATTGTATAGGTTTGACGCCAATATCTCATTACAGATGTCGCTGATACCTTTATTCTCTACGTCAATCACAATAATATTCATTTTGGAGTCAACCGCCATCTTATAATTTTTCTCATGGAGTTCGTGTAATGTTTGAATATAATCCAGTCTTATATTCTTCTCCGCAAAACGACCTCTCTTATTGATTCGCTGTAGGCATTTCTCGGGGTCAGACCGTAGATATATGTATCCGTTCGGTTTCCACAAATCATCAGTCGTTTTATGTAATTTGATGATATTCGCATATTCCACATCGTTTATCGTACTGTCTTCGTAAGCCTTTTTAACAAATACGTTTTTAATAAAGTATGGGCTCCGCTCCATTAACACAGGCGTGTTCGTTTTCTCTTGTATCCAGCACCTATCCACCCACACTTTTATTTGAAAATCATAACTGCTGTTTGTCGTATTATAAAGATTCGCCAAGTATTCCGTCCAGTTATCAACAGGTTCCAAATCTATGGCGTGCTTGTAATTCTTATGAAAGTAGTTTAGGATACTCGTCTTGTAACACCCGATATTACCATCAATTGTAATAATAGGCATATATTTTTAATTATATAGCGAATATAATATTTATATGTTTATATTTGTAGGTTATAGATTGTATAATCTAGAATACTTTGCTAGCTTGCTGGCTTGCTGGCTTTGCTAGCTTGCGGGCTTGCTGGCTTTGCTAGCTTGCTGGCTTTGCTAGCTTGCGGGCTTGCTGGCTTTGCTAGCTTGCGGGCCTATCATTTTTTCTTCATAATCTTTGATTTTTTTATTAATACAGCGACACGTCCGCTGGTTACTCCTCCCTTAATCTTCTTAATACGTATGAGTAAATCCTCAATAATCATATCATATTTTGCCTTAATATGAATAGTCGCCTCCCTATCCGCCTTTATATTGAAGAATCTAAATACAGCCCTTATCTTCTTTAATATTATCTTGTCTAGTTTGACACAATTAGGGGTTGTATGCCTGCGACCGCCACCAGTCATCATAAGAGCATTACGAGCAATTCCGCCAGCAAAGTCAATCGTTTGCGTGGCGACTCCCTCGTTCGCAGCAGAATATCGTGGTTCACTGACACCATAAAACGCGGCAGTATTGAAGGCACCACCGCTCATCCTCGCCTTCTTCGCGGGCTTCACCGTCTTTACACATCTCTTGTCAATATACTTTGATAAGTATTCTATGTGTTGAGAGATAACTCGCTTTACCCCGATATTGGCACAAATGATGGATATAACAGCAACGATATTAAATATCAAGAGGTCTATATAGTTAGACAATAGGACGATGACACCGCTTTTATCCTTCTCGCCACTAATATGAATACGATGAGTTTTTAATAATTCTTTAACGCAAAATGTAATTTCCTTACATTTATCCATATCTTCTTACTACTATATAAAATGAAAATAATTATATATATTAAGGAAGATAGAAGATAATAAAAATAAGAGAGAAGGATGGATTTTTTAAATGGACGTGTAAATGCTGTAACAGAGGTATTCAATTATAATTTTAAAGCGACCGCTGACAATACTACCGAGAATAACATTAATCTCGTTTCACGTAATATGGGGTGTACGGATGTATCCGTGCTATTCTTTTCTGATACTAACGTGGAACTTTTACAGTATGGCATTCGCAACAAAATACTAAATCTTTCTAATGGAAAATATAGAATTGGGAAGCAGAGCGACGTTGATTTGAAGATTATAATGCGCTCTATATATTTCCAATATGGTAAAAATACGAAGAACGACGTGAAACTCCAAGTGCTTGATTTAAACACCCGAGTGATTGATTGGTGTGTTCCTGAAATAATGTCAAACATCCAGCAATCCGACAAATATATTATGGATATTAGCACGCTACCAATGCCCCTAGATAGGCCTGACTTAACCACGCAAAAAGGTCTGCGATATTTAGAGATGACTAAATTATAGGATGCTGTATATGAATATGAACATGAATGAATATGAATATGAATATGAATGAATATGAATATGAATATGAATATGAATGAATATGAATATGAATGAATATGAATGTAATCTATTGATTCCCTGATTCTATCGTATTATATAATATAATAATATATTATAGAATAATAGAATATATATGGCAGATTCAGAGGTATTTAAAGCAAATGATAAGGAAATACGGCTATTTGAAAAGGAAAAGCTAGATTTATATAAGGGCACTTTCGTAGTATGTATAGTTTATGGATTGGCTGCTTTTATATTGCTCGCCGTTATATTATTGACTCAATGGGGTAAGGAGTATATATATGATAAGTTTGCTCCCGCAGTAATAACATATATATTAGGTTCCCTTGTTATCATATTGTATCTACTAAACACAATATATACCTTGAGACCACGAAGAGTTGGCAAAGATGCTGAAAACGACGAAAATATTATATGCCCTGATTATTGGAAATTAGAGGTTGTACCCATGGAAGACCAGAAAAAAATTGTTACTAATAATCTTGGAAATCCTGACAAAGCATTGATTCCCGAAATAGCACGCGAAGAGAATGCCGCGTTGCGATATCGTTGCGTATATGATAAAAAAGTATATGGAGAGCCAGGAGAGCTTCGCGATATGAAAAATAGAATACATAAAAAGGATGGAGACGGCAGCGCGACAGTTACATTTCTCCCTGGGTTTAAAACAGCAACCCAAGCAACATCATATACAACTTCATTAACAAAAACTACAAAACCCGATTACAGTATAAAGATACCTGACAATTCCGCAACAAACTACAAGGACATTCAAAAGTACGCAAAGTTTTCGGGAATATATAATAATGCCGCCAGTACCGTTGACGACACAGGCTTTGCTTTTGCTATAGGAGAATCAGGGTATGCTAAAACTCCTAATACTTCACCTCCTGTAAATGGAACTACTGTTGTTGATAAATACAATGCGGATACACCTTTAAATTGCGATGTCGTATATCCTAAAGTATTGGGCGTATTAGATGAAAAAACAAAAGAAGGCAATGAGGTCAGTTGCGAATACGCTAAACAATGCGGTATATCTTGGAGTTCATTAAATTGTAAGAAGTGATAACAGTAGCCAGCATACTTCATAGCCAGCATACTTCATAGCCAGCATACTTCATAGCCAGCATACTTCATAGCCAGCATACTTCATAGCCAGCATACTTCATAGCCAGCGTAGCCTACGTAATATATTTACATATTCCAAATGTCTTCCTATGAAAGTCGGTAATGCCATATTGGTTAATCGCCGCTAGGTGCTTGGGTGTCCCATACCCCTTATTTTTCTTAATATCATATTGATTAAGTTCTTGATGTTTATTAACCATATCGTTTATTAGATTGGTATGGTAATCTTTGGCAATAATAGAAGCAGCCGCTATAGATAAGTAATGCGTATCACCCTTCGGGATACATTCATATTCTAATATCTCACTTTCTATTCCAGGGGGCGTATATCCCTTGAATTGAGTGCCATCAATCAACAATTTTTCAAAAGGATGCTTCTTATACGCTTCATCAATTGCGCGATGCATCGCTCGCATTGTGGCATTTAGTATATTAATACTATCAATCTCTTCAACGGACGCAGAGCCTATTCCGTATGTAATCGCCTTATTCTTAATAAATTGAGCTAGTTCGGTGCGTTTCTTCTCTGACAATTTTTTAGAATCCTTGATTTCCTTGTATTTGTCGTCATCTAATACGTGAGGCAATACGACACATGCGGCTATCACAGGGCCGATGAATGTTCCTCTCGCGACTTCATCAACACCCGCAACAAACTGCGAAGCCTGCGAAGCCTGCGAAGCCTGCGAAATATTTGCGTGAATATACTCGGTCATATAGTCTGTATGGTAATATATGGTACTGTTTATAGTACGTACAATACTATTAAATCATTTTTTATTACTAATAGCACGAGGCGTTTAAAAGTTAGAAGCGATAAATAATAAAGAGATTATTTAGGGAGTGTTCGATAAATAGTAAATGTGTATTTGCCTTTATAAAATAGTTTCTGGTTTTTTTTCTCAATGCTTATCACGGATAGAGAATTATAATAGGGTGTGTGAGGAAAAGGAATTACAAGAGAAGTTACTTAACCAGAATCCCTATTATCTTTTAGACTGAATTGATTGCCATGTAAAACTGATATATAAAAAATAGGTATTATAGAATAGCAAATGGACGAGTATTTTATAACAAAGAAGGCGGTTGAGATAATACTTGAGAATATTAACGAACATTTTATAAAATGCCTGATACATCTATCTATAAATGACAGATATACGAGCGATATTAAACTAATTCTATGTATTGTTGAATATCTCAAAGCATATATGGAAACACGTCGCAACGACATATTATCATCGTGTATAAAATATACAAATAAATCGTATTATTTACAGCTTACTGATAACCTATTTAGATTAATACACGCGCATTTGACAATTATGATAAGAACTAGCAAAAACCTATTTATAGATGACCTAATAAACAAGTATAGCACTCCTTCAGTAGCAAAGCTATATGACAATATTAAAGACGACTCTTACTATGCTGGCGTAGGTAGCTTGGGTGGCTTGGGTGGCTCTGGTGGCTCTGGTGGCTCGGCTAGTTGCTATGCCGGTGGCTCGTCTGGAGCCTATGCTAGCGGATTGGCTTGCGACTTGGCTGGTGGATTACCTGATGATACCATTGATAGATTCGCAAGAAAACGCATAGACTCGTTTATAGGCGTAAGCCCTGAAGATTCAAAAGACGCCGGTACCCTATTCAAAGACGCTTATGATAAACTGAAAAAAACCAAATCTCTTACCCGTAATGCTAACGCAGCTAACGCAGTAAGGGAACCGAAGGAACCAAAATCATTTGAATTACCTAGAATAGAGGTCAAGAATGATACAAATTGTAGGGACTTACTTTGATTTTATATATATTATATAGGACGCGAATATGAGGAAAGCGAATATGAGGAAAGCGAATATGAGGATTGATTTAGGGGAACTGCGAAAACTGCGAAGAATATCAAAGCAATGCGCGGATAACAAGAAGACTCAAGAATACGTTAGGGACGTATGCTACAAAATACGAGCAATGCTTATAGATTACGCGCACTTCACGAACATCCCTAAAAACAAGGTTTTAGAAAAGTATCTAGGACACCACGCATCTCCTAAACATTACAACACAGGACAAATACCTACAAGATATGTAAATGAGGCTATAGAGAATGGGAATATGAGAGAGCGCCTAATGCTAATTGTGAACTTCTGTATGAGCGGACGCTCTGTGATATTATGGGCGGTCAAGAATAAAAAGCACAAATATATTAAAAGTTGTTACCGTTGTTACCGTTGTTACCGTTGTTACCACAAGCGCACAAGTTTGCCATCTAGAATAACCGCATATAACGTCCCTATATTGAGGCCGCCTTTACGGCCGCCTTTACGGCGTCCCCGAGTTAAAAAGGTAAGAAAATATCTAATAAATATAAAAGATGTCTATCCTAAAATATCCGCACGCGAATTGCTTTATATAAGGGAACAAGAACAAGAACAGGGGATTGTTCGGGGGATGGTTCGGGGCGGTGCTAAATACGTAATCAAAAACAATATACTCCCGTGGATATCTGGATTACAATATTGGGTGGTAAATGAGAAGAACCCCTATATAAAACTGATGAGGCACTATAAACAGATGGTAGTATCCGGGCCATCTGGTAATACAGACCTAATACTTTCTATTTTAAGATTATTTGACAATTTTAATATAGACCTTGCGATATTTGCTTGCGTCTCTCATTTATGTAATGCGCCCCATCATTCGCCTTGCGAGATATTGTTAGCAGCAATACCCTATCGTGAAGGCGGCGGCAACAGCGAGAGCAGCGAGAGCCACGAATGCCACGACTGGACGATAGAAGAGGATGCCTTCAAATATGTAAAAAGGAAATTGAAGGTATATAGAAAATGATAATAATATCATATCATATTAAATAAAAAATTGATTTGTTTTTTAATTAAAATAGTTTAAGCATAAGGCGACTTATTTTAACTACTATTAATAAGAGATATGTCAATTTATCCAGAACTGTCCTATAACGACCAAAAGGTAGAGATTCAAGATGTTCGCGGAATCCAGTTTAGTGTTCTCGGCCCACAAGAAATTAGAAGCAGGTCTGTAGTGGAGATTACAAAAACCGATACTTATGCTGGGAGCGAACCAATTGTTGGCGGTCTATTTGATTCACGTATGGGCGTTCTAGAGCATAATAGGATATGCTGTACGTGCGAGCAAAAGAACATATTCTGTCCCGGGCATTTCGGCCACATTGAACTTGCCAAACCCGTGTTTCACGCTATGTTCTTTGATATCGTCAAGAAATTACTCAATTGCGTCTGTTTTAAATGTTCTAAATGCTTGATATCCGCCGATACCGACAAGGAGTTTAAGCACGAGATGCAGAGGATTCTATCTATTAAGAATAACCAGAAAAGATGGGAGGCATATTTCAAGTTGTGTAATACGACCACGAAAATCCGTGTTTGTGGCGACGACGGAACCATTGGATGCGGAGCCATTCAACCTACCAAGTATATCAAGGAGAACTCTATGAAAATTATTGCGGAATGGAAGGATAACAGGAAGCAACCCGCAAATAAGAACGGTGAAAAGAGTACCGACAAGGTCGT